TCTGAGATACCAGTCAAGGTTATCTCAGTACCTAAAACGCTCAAGACACCACGAATCATCGCTCAAGAACCAACTGCTATGCAGTACGCACAGCAGGCGGTTCGCGACGTGATCCGTGGACACTTAGAGAGGGATGACATCCTCTCGAAGTTCATCAGTCCCGAGGACCAAACTCCTAACCAGGAGCTTGCCTTGGTAGGTTCCCTATATGGGAACCTAGCTACGCTAGATCTTAGCGAAGCGTCTGATCGTGTCTCGAATCAGCTCGTACGTGATCTCTTTCGTTCGTGGCCCTGGTTGAACGGGGCCGTGGATGCTAGCAGATCACGGAAGGCTGAAGTCTTGGTTGGTGAAGAGAAGTTTAATCTTCGCCTGGCCAAGTTCGCGTCTATGGGTTCAGGTCTCACTTTTGACGTCGAGGCTATGGTCTTTTTGACCCTAGTCTTTGTCGCCATTCAGCGAGATCTCAACCGGACGTTGACCCGCCGAGATGTAAAACGTCTCGTCGGATCGGTGCGCGTCTACGGAGACGATATTATCGTCCCTGTAGATTACGTGCATACCGTTGTTTCTGTGCTCGAAGATTTTGGTCTACGAGTTAACAGAGGCAAGTCTTTCTGGACCGGTCGGTTCAGAGAGTCTTGTGGTAAGGACTACTATCACGGCCACGATGTTTCTATCGTGCGATACCGGGGTAGTAAGTTCCCAACGCAACGGCAGCATGCTACCGAGTTCAACAAGTTGTCTGTCTTTCGTAACCAGTGTTACTTCGCTGGTTACTGGCAGACCGCTCGTTGGATCGACGACCATCTCCTGAAAGTGTTTCGACACTATCCGGTGGTGGCGCCGACTAGCTCGGTGCTAGGGAGACATTCGTTCCTTGGCTATGAAAACCAGAGAACGGATCCCCTCCTGCATACCCCTCTTGTCAAGGGGTATGCTGAAAAGGCCCAACTCCCTCGAGATGTTCTCGATGGAGAAGGCGCCCTGCTTAAGTATCTTCTAAGTAAGCAGAGCGGTTTTCTCCCCTGGGAGACCCCGGACACTTCTCAACGAGAAGCGTTCGTTCGGTCTCTTAAGGTGGTGCGACCACTCTCGCAAGACGAAGATCACTTAGAGCGTGCTGGACGCCCCAAGCGCGTCGACATCAAGCTTGGATGGTATAAGCCATACTAATGGCTTATGGGGGGTAACCCCTGCGGGAGATACTGAGATTGCGGATTAGCACCCATTTGTGGTGTGTTCCGTTCTTAGCGTCCCTTGAGACAATCAAGTCTTTCCCTTGCGGGAAAGGCCTTTTGCCTCGGGAGATGCACTGCTCAGCAGTGCA